CGCAAGCCTAAGATCAAGGTGGCTGTCCCTAAGGTGTCGGCTCTAGCTAGTAGGGGTAAGGACGTCACCAGCCAGTTCGCTAGCGTCGAAAAGGAAGGCCTCAAGGTCTTCAAGCGTGGTGCTTACTACCACGTCTACGATGGCAGCGACGAGGCGCCATCTCTCGCGGCTCTCAACGAGTCGGCTCTCAAGAAGGCCGGGGTCGAAGAGTTCGTCACCGCTCACCTAGAGGAGTAGACGTGCCACAGTGGGATCCCAGTCCAATTTGGGACGGTGAAGACGCCTACATTGTAGGTGGTGGACCCTCTCTGCAAACATTCGACTGGGATCTCATTCGTGGCAAGAATACGATCGGGTGCAATGGCGCTTTCATACTGGGAGTGGGTATTATCAAGATTCTGTTGTTCGCTGACGTGGTGTGGTGGCAGAAGATTGGCAAGCCCGGAACTCAGGAGTTTGGTGGTATGGTTGTTGGGTGTATGTCCAAGAACCATAATAAGAAGGAAGACTGTTCTTGGCTTCTCACCATGGAGCGCGCTAGTGGCAGGAGTCTTGGAACGGACACGCTATGCTTAGCAGGGAACACAGGAGCAATGGCCATTAACTTGGCTTTGATTCTTGGTGCGCGTCGTGTCTTCCTGCTTGGGTTCGACATGAAGCTGAGCAAAGAGAACAAAGCCAATTGGCACGACGTTCGACATGAGCCACCCAACCGACAATCGTATCCCATGTTCCTCAGGAGCTTTGAATGGTTCGGTAAATCGATACCCAAGGTGTTCCCTGGGTGTGAGGTCCACAACGTCACAGAGGATTCAAATTTGGACGTCTTTCCGAAGGTGTCCATCGTGAAGCATTTCAACCTAGAGGGAGTGAAGAATGTATCTGCTAGCTGAAGGTCTGACCGACATCACGTGGCCACAAGCATTGGTCATGGTCGTTACGGCGTTGGTCCCAGTCATACTGGCCGCCATCCAGTATTTCGAGAAGAAGGAGGCCATACGTCACAGGGACGTGGTCATCAAAGGGGTCGAGAAGGCTAACCATCTGGAGACCAAAAGGCTCATCAAGGTTGAAGCCACAGATGCGGGTGTTGGTGAGGCTTTGCAAAAGGTGGTGAAGCAGGTTACAAATGGAAAGGAATTCAAGAAGGGCTCTGGGTCATATTTCTGGCTGATCCCCTTCCTGATCTTTCTCCCCATTGGGTGTTCCCACAATCTGCAGCGTCCTTATGTGGAAGCTATGGAAAAAGTTCGCAAGGTGATTGAGCATGACGTCAAACGAGGTGCCTACAAGGTGGACGCTGCCACTGCCATCATTCTGGCGGATTGGGAGGTGAAGAACGTGTTGGCCTTCAAGGTGCTCATTGCTTCTGAGCCAAAGCCATTGGAGGTGCGATGAGCGAATTTGAGGAGTTCGAGGAGAAAGCCAAAGCCATTGGCGGGAAGCTGAAGTCCCGAGCCTTGGAACTTGCCAAGCAAGCTGGTGAAGCTGCTAAGGAGCTCACAGAGGAGCAGCTGGAGCACTTGGACATCCTTACGGTCGAGATGGGTAAGGCCATTCTGGGAGACGAGGGAGCTAAGCTCAAGCTGGACGCTTCCTTGGCATTGAGGAACTTTGGCGCACAAGCTCAAGCGTATTTGGAAGCGCAGGAAATCGTGGACGCAGTAGTCCAAGCACTTAAGGAGATTGGCGAGGAATTGGTTGACGCAGCTGGCAAGCTGGTGGCGAACAGTTTGGCAAATCTTCTGGCAAAGACCCTGGAAGGGTAGCGCGTGGCCATACGGACAACTGATGCTGCTGTCAAACTCATAATCGAGGTTGATCCTCTGATCTCCACAACACCTTTTATTGAGGTGGCTTCCTCCCTGGTTGATGAGGTTGTTGTGGACGCCAGCTACGCGGCAGCCAGAGAAGAGTTGATTGAACGGTGGCTTTCCGCTCACTTCTATGCCATTCGTGACATGCGGTCAGCGTCGGAGAAGGCTGGACCGGTTGCACAGTCCTTCCAATTCAAGGTTGGATTGAACCTCGCTAATACCATGTATGGTCAGCAGGCAATGGCGCTTGATACCTTTGGTGGACTGGCAGCTATCAGCAAGAAGGCAGAGTTGGGTGGTCCAGCTGGCGCGGGTGCTGTGTGGCTTGGAACCGGTGACTCAGATGGGAACGACACATCCACATGAGCAATGAAGAGGAAACACTTGTGAAGATCGATCGCTCGACTCTCGTTCCAATTGGTGTGGTGGTCGTGTTGCTAGTGGGGATCTTCGGGATTTTCGGATACCTCGATTCACGTTTCACAGCACAGCAAACGTCGATGGACGTGCGGTTCACCACTATCGACAAAGCCTTGGAGAAGCAGGATAGGAGATTGGAGAAGCTGGAGGAGAAGGGGGACAAGGCGTGGACCTCGATCCAACAGGAATTGTGGGTGAGTGAGTTTAGGCGATTGAATCCGAAGGTCAAAGTTCCTCACATGTGTGGCGAATGAGCATTATTACACGCGTCCTCAAGCAGACAGCCACTTACTGGGCACCGACGGGCGTGGACAAGCTGGGGCTTCCCACCTACGCCCTGCCCATCACGATCAGCGTGCGCTGGGACGATCTTGTCGAGCAGTTTATGCCAACAACGGAAGGGGAACAGGACGAGATACAATTCTCTCGTGCTAAAGTGATGTGTAGTCAGGACGTGGCAGTCAAGGGTCTGCTCCATTTGGGGGTGTTGTCCAACACAGATGATCCTGACGAACCAAGAACCATTGCGGGCGCCTATGAGATCCGCGCGTTTGAAAAGATCCCGAACTTCAAGGCCACAGAATTCGTAAGGACGGCAATTCTCTAATGGCCAGAGTGGTAAAGGTTAAGGGTGTTCAAGCCATTCTTCGGAATATGAAGAAAGCTGAATCTGATGTTGCATCAGGAGTGGAACGTGGTCTTAAAAAGGCTGGATTTTTTCTTCAGCGTGAATCACAATTAGTAGTCCCTGTGGATACTGGATTGCTCAGAAAGACGGCCATTACCAGGGTCCATGGTTCTGGATTTAAGACTGTGGTGGAGGTGGTTTATGAGGGGACCAATTACGGAATCTTCGTCCACGAAGATTTGGAAGCACGACACGCTCCAGGGAAGATGGCAAAGTTTTTAGAACGTCCAGCTAAAACTAAAGCAAGGGAAATTCAAGCTATTCTTGCTAAGGAGGCCGGGAAGCTGTGACCGCTCTCACGCATGCTCCTTCTCAGATCCTGGCCAAGTATCTTGTTGACCAAGCTGTGTTCACAGACCCGGCTGAGATGGCAGAGTGGCCCTTGTTTGAGAATCTTCTGCCGGACGATCCCAGCACAGTGGGTGTTCTTGCGGCTGCCATCTATGATTCGGTTGGTGTTAAGCAAGGGCGCCACATGGATGGTGGGAATGTTTTCTTCCCGGGTCTTCAAATACGAATGCGCTCGCAGCGTCCGCCTGAAGCACATACCAAAGCTCAGCTGGTCGAGGCCACGCTAGAGGCGGTTAAGCAAACATCAGTGGTAGTGGAGTCGTCAACATACCTTCTTGCGAATGTATCACAGACAGGCCCACTGCTCTTCATTGGTTACGAGGAGTTTGGTCGTGCGCGGCGACCACTGCATACTTTGAACTTTTTAATCACGGTGTCACAGACGTCGTAAGGAGGCTTCTATGGCTATTTTGAATGATGGCTTTTCGACCATCATTGCTTTCGCGCTGGACACCGCAGTCCAGTTCAAGGAGAAGGAGGTTACGCCTCCTGGCATGGACGCGGGTGGTGCTATCGATCTCACCACCATGCAGAATACGACTTATAGGACCATGGCCCCCAAGTCGTTGATCACGCTAACTGAGTCGTCCTTGCTGGTCTCGTATGATCCGGCGCTCTACAATGAGATCATTGCGATGATTGGCAAAAACCAAGCGATCACGATCACGTGGCCTGATGCCACTACGCTCGTGTTCTTTGGTTGGATCAACGAGTTCACGCCGAATGCGAACGTCGAGGGTGAGCAGCCGACGGCCGCCATCACAATCGTCCCCAGTAACGTGGACGGTGCCGGGGCAGAGATCGCCCCTGTCCAGGCCTAGAAAGAATACGCGCCTACATACCTAGAACGTATCTGGTGCGCCTACAGGCGCGGACACGAGGCACCAGATACGTGCAATTCAGGGCTTAGGCCCGAAACCGAAGGGAAGACGAAATGGGAAGCGATACACAACGCTTTACGCTGGTTCGGAAGGAGAAGAAGGTTGAGTTGGAGAAGCTGGATGGTGCCATAGCGGAACTCATCGTTCGTGAGATCACCGGTAAGGGGCGTGGGATCTACATGTCTCTGATTGCGTCCAAAGTCAGACTGGGGCCTGACGGCAAACCAACTGGTCTGAAGGACATGTCAGGACTTCACTCCAAGCTGCTGGAAATGAGTTTGTTCGATGAGAATGACAAGGCCATTTCAGCTAAGGAGATTGCAGAGTATCCAGCGGCAACTACCATGGGATTATTTGCTATTGCGAAAGAGGTCAGTGGTTTGAATGAAGACGCTGAAGAAGAAGTGGGAAACGACTCACCGGCGAGCGATTAGGGTGGTATCGACTCGCCGCATACTTGCACATGTCCTTTCAGAGATGCCAGCAGGAACACACCTCGACGGAGTATCTGGAGTGGATGGCGTTTTTGGACGCAGACGAGAATGGCTTCCATCGTGAAAATTACTACATGGCACAGATTGCAGCGGAGATTAGAAGGACTCACCTTAAGTCCGCTGACGCTAAGAGGGTCAAGACGAAGGATTTTATTCTCCAGTTCACGAAGGCTAAGAAGCAGCCAGCTGTCCCAAGAATGGCTTCTTCCAAGGCTTTCTGGTTAGCCATAGTAGGGATCAAGAAGGAGGAATAGCGTATGCCATTCAGTCTTCCATTAGGTGAATTGTTCGTCGTCCTCACAGGTGAAGCTGAGGGCTTTGAGAAGATGCTCAAATCTGCTGAGAAGCGGATGAAGGGTGTGGCGACCACTTTCATCTCTCTTGGGACGAGGATGACCGCATTCGTTACTGCTCCTTTGGTGGCTCTTGGAACGTCCTCTATTAAGGCGGCTTCGGACGCCAAAGAAATCGAAAGTAAATTTGGCATTGTCTTCAGTAATGTCATTGATGATGCGAGGCGTTTTTCCCAGGAATTGGAGAAGAGTTATGGATTAGCGACTGCTGAAAGCCAGGATCTTCTTTCAGATACTGGTCTGCTGATTCAAAGTATGGGATTCCTCCAAAAAGAATCGCTTGACATGAGCAATGCGCTTCAGAAGTCTGCGGCTGATTGGGCGGCGTTTAAGAATGTTGTAGGAGGGACGGATAGAGTCAGTCGGGCTTTTACAAGGTCATTGTTAGGGGAACGTGAGACTTTGAAAGCTCTAGGGATTGCGGTGAATGAGAATTCCGATGAGTTTAAGTCACTTTTAAAGCAGATAAAGCAAACTGAAGGGGTTACACTCGATCAAGCCAAAGCCCTGACCACAATTAATTTGATTTTCAAGAAGACAGCCACCGCGACAGGAACTTTCCAAAGAGAACAAGGTAATTTAGCTAGTCAAGTCAGGCTACTGCTTCGTGACTACGCTAATTTTCGTGTGGAGATTGGGAAAGAGCTCATACCCATGGCTCTCAGAGCCGTGGCAGTATTTAGGGAATGGTTTACTGAATGGAGGGCGCTTGATAATCAAACAAAACGAAACATCATAAATGTGGCCAAGTTTGCCGCTATCCTCGGACCCACTCTTATTTTGATTGGTCTGCTGATCAAGGCTGCAGCTATTTTGGTGGCTTTGGGAATAAAAGGGATAGCAGTCAATTTGGCATGGGCTGTGTCCTTCTTGATTATTGCAGCAGCAATTGCTCTTGTCACGGATGCGATCCTCCAGATGACGGGTCAGGGGAATCTTGGGATCTTGGACCTTGTCCAGAATTTCAGGATAGGCGGTCGCAAGATCTCTACCATCTTCCAGATAGCAGCCCTCAGCTGGACGAAGCTGTGGTTATTTGCTATCACGCAAATTAAGGTTGCGTGGTTGTCGTTCGAGCTTTTGAATCTGAGGGTGGTTATTGGGATTCAAAATGCATTTTTGAAAACAGCCAAGTTTATAGCTAAGGTCCTTATCCGGGGTATCCAATTAGCATTGCCAGCGAATCTTGGTCGGGTCTTCGCAAGGCAATTCAGTCAGGGCATTGCTAGGGTTGATTCCTTCTTTGAAAAGTCGATCACCAAAAACACCAATTTTATGTTGGACAAGTGGGGATCGACTTTCGACGCGCTTGCGAAGCTGGACAAGGACTTCAAGGAAGACGTCGCCATCATTGATAAGACGATCTTGGACACCCTTGAAGCTGATAGCAAGGAACGCAAGAAGTTTGAAGTTCCCGGGGTCACGGACGCACCAAAGGTTCCCGAAATCCCAAGGTTGAAAGTGGACGACCTGGAGGTGAAGGACCAAAGTTTCGAGGTTATCAACCTCAAGCGTTTTAGCTTGGAGGGTCCGGGTGGTCTTGCACAAAAGACCGAGCAGAATGTGAAAGCCAAGGGAGTTGAAGATAGGTTGGACACGTTGATTGGTGTGACAAAGAACAGTCGATCAGTGGCGAGACTAGGATAGGCCATGGTAGCATCAGCAAAAGTTGAACGCGTCTCATTGCTCGAAGCGCAGGAGCTGGACGGTGGTATTAGGAGACTGGTCACGCAGACGCGCATAGTGGGACTAACGGATGCAGGTTTGGCTGTCCTCACGACGGCCCTAGGCTTGGTCCCCGCAGCGGGCAGCGCCCTGGCTGGATTCCCTGACCTCATCCTACGCGAGCGTAATCCCAAGCTGGTGGAAGAGGAGCCTGGCGTCGTAGACGTGGACCTCGTGTATGAGCATCACACCGCAGGCGGCCAAGCGATCACCGCACCTGTGACTGGCTCGATGGTTGTGAGGGCTTCTGCCAGAGTCCAGCAGACCAAGACGAACAAGGATATTTTTGGCGATACGATCTCCCTGTCCCATACCTATCCCTCAAGTGACAAGGGGCGTCCAGGAGAGACGTTCACCCAAGGCGGGGAGGTGGACTATTTCCGGGTTATGCGATCCTTCGTGGTCGAGGGTGTCCGAGTCACGAACAATGCCTGGCTTATCGCCAACTCCATCATAGGTAAAATCAATCAGACTGCATGGTCCGGCGGAGAGATCCATGAGTGGATGTGCGTCGGGGTCGAGTGGAGCCTTATCCAGTTGGCAGGTGCTAGTTCCCGCTACACCTTCCGGTTTGAACTACAGCATAATCCGGACACGTGGAATCCACAAGTAGTCTTTATTGACGATCGGACCGGCAAGCCACCTACTGGCCTTATTCAGGACGTTGGGTTTAAGACTGTTCGCATCTTGGCTGAGGCTGATTTCGA